AAGCACGCTTAACTTTGCACAAGGAATATATGAGACAGCGACAAATCCTGTAGGCACGGCTACGGCGTTAGGTAGAGCGGCATTAAGTCCTCTTGAAACTACCAAAGCTATTGGTGGCTATTTAGGCGAGCGTTATGGATCACCATCACAAGCATTAGAAACTTTTAAAACTGATCCTGTCGGTGTCTTATCTGATATTTCTGCCGCTGCGGGCGGCGTTGGAATGGGTGCGCGTCTGGCAGGCCGAGGCCCGTTAGCTCAAGGCGCGATGCGCGTCTCTCAGGCGGCTGCGCCGTCTAACTTACTTGCTGGCGCTGTTCAGGCTCCTTTTAATGCTGCGGCTCCAATATATGAGTATGGGCGCAATATGATGGCCCCTAAATACGCAGCCTATACGGCGGCGGCAGAAGGCAAAACGCCAGAGATTATTGCAGCGCTACGTAGCCCACAAGCGCAGATTGTCCCTGGCTCTATGCCAACGGCAGCTCAAGCGGCTGCGCCTGTCGGCGCTACTAAGTTCCAAGCGCTTGGTGCTACGGCCAGAGAAGTCATGCCGTCAGAGTATGATCTGCGGGCAGAGCAACAAGCCGCCGCACGTCTCAAGGCATTGCGAACTGTTGCTGGATCTGAGCGCACGTTAGAAGCTGCTAAGACAAGCCGCGCTAAAGAAGCGTCATATCTATACGGTAAAGCAGATAAAATGCTTGTGCCGGAAGATAAGAAACTAACTGAATTGTTGACGCGGCCTTCAATGGATAAGGCGCTTGCACGCGCTGAAGAATTGGCCGCAGAGCGCGGTCATACGTTCCAGCTTGGTGAGACTAAGCCTGCCACGACTGTTGAGTCGGCTATCGTCGACGAGTTTGGTCAGCCACTTAAGCGCACAATTCCTGCAACAACGGCCAAATATCCTGTTAGCAGCCTGCACGCGCTTAAGATGTCGATGGATGATCTTATCCGCAACCCAGAGCGTTTTGGTATCGGCGCGTCTGAAGCCGCAGCTATTGGCAATACGCGCAAGCAATTAATTAGCTGGATCAAACAGAAGTCTCCGCTTTATGAACAGGCGCGAGGTCAGTTTGCCAAGCGTAGCGGCCCGATCAATCAAATGGAGATCGGCCAATACTTAGAAAGCAAATTGTTGTCGCCTTTAGCCGAAGAAGGCCCACAGCGCGCGGGTGTGTTTGCAACCGCTGTTGAAGCTGCGCCGCGCACAATTAAGCAAGCGATTGAAGGCGCGCCGCGCTTTGAAAAACTTTCGCAGGTCTTGACTCCATCACAAGTTAAGACGGTTAACGATATCCGCGACGATCTAGCGCGTGCAGCCGAAGCGGATCGCAAGGCGCGTGTCGCCCGTGAAAGCGCGCCTGACGCGAAAGAAGTTACTAAAGGAACTATACCTCGCGCTCCTAACTTGCTGAGTAAAATTACGACTAGCGTGAATTTATTTATGAACAAAACGCAAGGCCATATAGATAGAAAGCTGGCGCTTGAGATCGCCACTGAGATGTTGGATCCTGAACAAACTGCAAAGGTTCTTGAGGCCGCTGTTGCATACGCAGAAAAGACCAAGAAAACCGCAGCTAAGATAAAAGGCATGGGCGCAGATGTAAAAGAAACTGTGCAGAAACTTGGCCCCGCGATCTCTGGCGCTGTTACAGTTCAGAACGTGATGCGCCGCAGAGACAACCAGAATGCGATGGCGAGATGACACCAATGGCTGAATATCAAGTGTTTTTTGATGTGGCCGTTGGCGTGATCGGCATCCTAGGCGGATGGGTATTGAATACCGTCTGGGGCGCTGTCAAAGATTTGCAAGAAGCCGATAAGGATCTGGCCGATAAGGTCGCCGCTATCGAGGTTCTTGTAGCAGGGCGCTACGTTACCCGCGATGAATTTAATTCAGCGTTAAGCCAAGTGTTTGCAAAACTCGACACCATTCGAGATCTTGTAAGCCAGAAAGCAGACCGGCGATGAAAGAGAACTACGCCAAGTGCCTAGCTCAAGTGCTACAATACGAAGGCGGTTATGTTGACCATCCGAAAGATCCAGGTGGCCCGACGAATAAGGGTGTTACGCAAGCGGTCTATGACGCATGGCGTAAAGCCGCTAATCAACCAACACAAAGCGTCCGATATATCACTGATCTGGAAGTTGGCGCAATTTATAAACAACAATATTGGGATCGCATTAGCGGAGACGATCTTCCCGCTGGTGTTGATTTTGCTGTGTTCGATTATGCTGTGAACAGCGGCGTATCAAAAGCCTCTAAGACGCTTCAATCAGTCATTGGCGTTACGCAAGACGGCGTGATCGGCCCTGCGACGATCCAAGCCACTAAAACTTACGTCGCAATGACAGTCACAAATAAACGGTTGGCGTTCATGCAGTCGTTGTCAATTTGGTCTACATTCGGTAAGGGGTGGGCGGCGCGTATTGTTGACGTTAAAAAGCAGATTTTAGCCCTTGTTGGATAGAATCGTATATATCGTCGCGGTCGCCGCTTCGATAGCTTACGGAGCCAAATTACTATTTATGCTTGGCATTTACTTTAGGAGGTTACTAGAATGAATCAAATATTAGCTAACTGGATTGTTGCACGGTTACATGAGCCTTCTACTTGGGGTGGTGCAGGCGTTATCTCGCTAGTCATTCATCAAATTTGGCCCGGCGTTCTTGGCGATAATATCCTAAACGTCGCTGCTGCATTTGGCGGTGTTATTGCTATTCTTATGTCGGAGAAAAAAGTATGAGACGCATCATTATTCTCGCCGCATTAGGATTAGTCGGGTGTAATCAAGCGACAACAACTGGCGCGACAATCATTAAAATTGTTGATGATGTGCAGGCTGTCGCTATGGCGTCGTGTAAATTTGTGCCAACAGCGACAACTATCGCCAATATTGTATCGGCGGGATCAACGGCTGTGCCTAGCGCCATAGCCAATGAAGTCTGTAACGCTGTCAATTCCATGCCTGTTGCAGCATTATCGTCGAACACGCCTCCGGCGGTGATAGTCAATGGTAAAACTATCACCGTCGAAGGACATCATATCTAGGCGATACTATCAACAATAGCCGCGAGCGCTTCGTTTCGCGGCTTTTTTATTGGCTCAATCTTAGCCGGTTTTAAGTCAACGCGTTTTTTATAGCCTATGCCGGAACCTTCTTTCTGGTTCACATAGTCATTAGCGAACATCGCCGCAAACGCTTCGTAGTTCATCGCGTCAAGGCGGCTATCAATATGTGTTGGGCTGCTAAACGCTCTTGCGTTCTTAACGCAGACCATGATGATCGCTACCTCAAAGGGGTGAATATCGCGGCCCAGACGCAAAGATGCCAGATCAGCAATAAGCTGAAAATTATCTTCAATTCCACCATAATCAGCCCCTCGCTCGCCGATTATTTCGCTTGCCTGTTGTAGTAGATCGTGCGGATTCATCAATTTCCCCTAATAGTTCGGCTCGCTCACGCAACATTCGCAACGTCGTGTAACGCTGATGCAAACGTATAATGACCGTAGACCGCCGAGCGTTCTTGCGCTCGTCACCCAAGAGATCCAATACCTCTTGTTCCGTATAGTCCGTCAGGACTTCATTCAGTTGTCGCCAGTTAAGGCTACTTGAGTTCATCTAACGCTAACTCCGAGATAGAGCGCTTATCGGCAAGCGCTGCAAAAATTCTTTCGTCAATAGTCTTATTACAGATCAGAACATAACACCACACTTCTTTTGTCTGCCCGCTGCGGTGCAGTCGTCCGATGGTCTGTTCGTAAAGTTCAAGCGACCACGGCAGCGATAAAAAGATGATCTTGTTACCGCCAAATTGTAAGTTTAGCCCGTGACCTGCGCTCTTTGGATGCAGGGCTAAAAGCTCAAGTTCACCTTTGTTCCACTTGTCAACGACATTTTCGTCGTCCATAGTAGAGAGTTGTGGATACCGTCGTTTAAGCTCCGCTAACTCTTCTTTGTAGTTGTAAACGATGATCGTGTTTGCTCGTTGATTTTCTTCGAGTATTTCATCCAACAGATCAAACTTATGGGATCCGATCCATTCCGGCTTATCCAGTCCGTAAATGAAGCCGCAGGCAAGTTGTTGAAGTTTTTGCGTAACAACCGCCGCCGTTGGAGCGCTGATGGTCTGATTAAGTTCAAGGACAAAATCCTTTTTCATTTTATTATACG